TAATTCTATCAGGACCCAAACCGGTTCGTTCATTACCCTTGAATATTAATAACTCAGTTTTACCTTGACCAGCAGACGAGTAGAGTTGTTCTTTTATGATTGTATTACCAAATTCGTCACCAGTTATACCACTGAATGATAATTGGTTACCTATGACAACATCGCCATTAACCTCTAATTTACCCCGGGGTACATCGGTTCCGATCCCCATATTACCCGAAGTACCGTCGATAAAGAGTCGACTTTTCGTCGAATCATTAATTACATTGGGATTTCTGGTAACTCTGAAGTCACCCGCGGATCCTGTTACACCCATAGAATATCCAGTGGGGTTACCGGAAATACCATCAGCTTGAACAAACGCCGCAAAGGCATTTGATGTGAGAGTATCAGCCCTCATAGCTACGATGGCGTCATCTGCGATATCATCAATCTTTTCACTATGTACGAGAACGCCATTAGTTACTGAATTTCCTATTCCAGTTGTGATGATTTCTAAATGTGACGCTGGCGTCGTTGTACCAATTCCAACGCGTTTATTACTTCGCCACGTCATCACATGATTCGGGGTGTTATAATCATCACCTGCTAAAGAGAGGTTCAATTGAGAACGAGCTGTCCCCGAAGCGGTTCCATGTTTCCCCATTTGGAAAACACCCCGAACACCATGCTGTCCATCTGTACCACCTTCTCGTGTAAGTTGCATGACATTTTTGAAATCAGATGCGCTCGTAACTGGGGAAGTATTGGTAACTACTAGTGGAGTTCCGAGGTGACTAAAACCGTTTCGATTAACAACTTGATCATTAAAAAAGGCTGTACCACCAGATACGTGGAAACGTCCTTGAGGTACCGAAGTACCCACACCAACATTACTCGTTTCTAAAACGGTCAATGCTGGTGTACCCATGGATGCGGTCGTACTCGCAAAAAAGTTGATACCTTTACCGCTACCAACGATATTTTCGATTCTAGTTTCTTTCGTCACTGGACTCGTAAATATCCTCATATTTGTCCCCGTATTACCAAATATTGCTGCGTTACTTCCATTGATTTTAAGATTGCCATCAATGGTTAAATGTTCACTGGGGCTTGTATTAGAAATACCAACATATCCATTGGATGCTACGCGTACTCTCTCAGTATTTTTGGTGAAGAATCGGATATTTTGAGCACTGGCTGAAGTTTTAGCGCCATATATCTCAATCGCACTTATGTTTGCCGTGAGTGGTCCAGCTTTGAGCACTACAGCATTTGATAACGTGTCATTATCATCTGTATCGGCGTGAACGAGCACGTTCGCAGTAGATGTGATTCCTGAATCACCTTCAACCTCAATGAAATCCTGTACACGAATAGATTGTGTGATGAGACGATTTGTCACAGTATTACCTAGAATTGTTAAGGTATTCGCCGCAGTCGAAGCTGTGTTTATGAACAATTTGTTACCAACTGACAACGTGTCAGTTGGATTTGTATTGGCTATACCCGTCGGTGTGTTACCAGTTGTTTGAATACTATGGGCTTGAATAGTGGATGTCACCACCATTGGTATCGCCGCATCTGCATCTAATGTAATGAGACTACCCACAGTAAGTCCATCGTCACCTATTCTCACACCCTTAAAATACCCATATCCATTAGCATGTAAAACGTTCGCGGATGATGTTGCGGTATCATTTATGTATACATTTGAACCCACGGAAAGACTGTAATTTGGTGACGTATTGGCTATACCCAGATTATTTTGTGTGTATAAATCTCCAAAAATATGAAGATTTGTTGTGGTCGCTGGATCGATCGTAAAGTTTTGAGTAAGAGGTCCACCGAATGTACGGCCCAATTTCATTCTATCATCAGTTTGTGTGTACCCGAAAAACACATTAGCGTCTCCAGCCTTTTGAACCATTAATGTAGCCATATCATAATTTCCATCATTCCCTGCAAATGCACCGATATTCGCAGGATCAGTGGCCATTTGAATGACAGCATTTGATATGACAAGACTGTTTACTTGCAAATAATCTGGAATTTCTGTGATGGATAAGTTACCAACCATTTCTGTGTTTCCAAAAATCCGAAGCACACCATTCTTCACGACAACGTTACCATTTTCAAAGACGGCCACATTAGAATCTGTATCTGGATCGAGTTTATTACCTACACTCAAAAAACTACCCACAGTCGCATTAGTTGTGAATGTATTTCCAGTAACTTCGAGAACATTTGAATCGCTAATACTCACCTTAAATTTGTCAACTAATTCAAGTTGATTTGTAAATAAAAGATTAGATGTGAAAATGTTACCATTTACTGTGACTAAATCACGATTATCTAAACTGATAAAAAATTCCTGGTTATCACCAACTTGAAAATCATTGACCGGGTTTTGAGTCTTAACACCAATCTTATCAGTCACGTTCATGCGTGCCGTCTTAATAGTTTTAGAGACGTCCAAAATGACCTCTTGACCACTTTGCATGAAGAGATCAGCGCCGATGGAGAAACTTTTTGTCGGAACTGTGTTGGCAATACCTATACGATCGACAACAATCTCATCGGCCTCAATCTCACTTGTAATAATACTTCGTACTGTAGTGAGAATATCCTGCTCTGTGGGATCAGCGTCCATATTCGACACGAAAATCTGATCGAAACGAACAGTTCTACCCATCTATACATTAACTACCGAATAAAATTCCTGCCAATCCACCCTTAATTCTCAGCACGTTGTAATTTACAGCATACACAAACAGTGCCTGGTTAGTTGGTCTATTCAAACCCTTCTCAGCGCCTCTGATGGTTAACTTGGCGTTGTCAAGACGACTGAAATTACAAGATCCAGATGGATTATAGTCTGATGCGTTCATACAAAAGTGGTACGCGAAGAATCGAGTATACATTAACACTTGACTCTCTGCGATAAATTCAGAAGTTCCAAATGATGATTTATAATAATTTTGAACTGTGTGAAAATATAATGGACTCATCTTTTCGAGTAGAGGTATCCCGTTTATTTGTAAATCTGCATTCTTGAATGTGAAACGATCATTGGCGAAATCACCACTGTTTGCACCGAATCCAAAGAATAACGATTTAACCGGGTGATTGAAAGAAGATATATCGCATACATTTTCATTTGTGGCGACTGTATTATCTATCGTAGTTGTAAGTGGGAATTCTATTTTCTGAACTTGTGTAATCACAAAATCTAGTGGTCGACTAATCAAAGATTCCCTCTCTTCCTTGTCTAAATATACATAGTTTCCATATATTTTAGCATTCTTATCGTCGGCTGTTATAGTAGCTAAGTTTGTTTCATCAAAATTAATTCTTATTTCGACTTCATGATGTTGAAGCGCTATGAGAGGTAAAAATGCTTTATGATCACAGAAAAAGAAATGAAGTGGAACAAATGTATAGTTAGATGTCGAGGTTTTGTTATTAAGTTCTTGTGTTTTATTCCAGGTGTCAGCTAAATAATTTGGCCATATGTCACCAAAGTAATCATATGGCTGTGAATCTACTTTCTGACCACCTATAAAGAGATCTAGTGTGGAATTGAAAAACAAGTTTGATGCTATATTCGCATTAGAGTTTAGAGAACTCGATTCAAACCATAACCCATTGATAACATCCCCTAAAACAGGAATTTTAATAGACACATCTTTATCTGAAATGTTTTTAATATATTTTGGAGCTTGTGAAAAGTTTGTATGTCTCATAAACTTCATCCGGAAAAAGGAATGTCCATCGTCACTAGTCAAATAGACATCTTGCATTCCCTTGGATACCAATTGTATTAATGCACCCGACATTTAATAGATGTTCAGATTATAAAAACAGGCACTTTCCCTGAGGGAAGTCACTCTTGTTTTCTTCAACAACCTTTCCGCGGATATTGAAACCACCTTGTCTGTATACCTTCATTCGCTTGTAATACATCGCTGTGAATATAGACCAAGGGTCGTGTACGTCGTATATATGAGGATCATTCTTCTTCCCTTTAGTTTCTCTCATAATACGTCCAATACTTTGAGTGATGTCAGATTTAGGACTCGCTAGAATAACTGTATCGAGTGTTGGAATATCGAGCCCTTCATGTGCTTGACTGAACGTAGCGAAGATGATCTTCTTCTTTGAAGACTCTTGAAGAGCGGCTTCTTTCATTCCACCCATGTACAGTCCTGATGATTTAGGAAAACATTGGTGAAGGAATTCACAATGAAGTCGACGATCACTTAAAACTAAAAGTTGTCGAGTGCCTGCCGATGCCTTTTTTACCAATTCTACGAGCATCTTGTTTCTTTGACGATCTTCAACTAGATGTGTAATCATATTTGGCATTGAAATCTTTCCGTTCCTCATAGAGGGTGGAGGGTTTCTATAATTCGGTGAATCGAATGTAACCTGAAACACTTCAACCTGTTCTTGATTCTTTCTCTCAACTGCAAAGAATGTTGGACCCATAAACCAATGAAGAACTTTAGTGAGACCATCCTTTCTTTCGGGTGTCGCTGAAAGTCCAAAGATGTGCTTAGGACACATTTTAAATAAACTCTGACTAAATACTTTTGCACAAATATGATGCGCCTCATCTACTATGAGGGTTCCTATACTCTCAAAATCTGAAAATGAATATTCTTTGAGTGACAATGACTGGAGCATCGCGATGACAAAGTCACATTCAACTTCTTTCTTATTTTGCTGGACAACACCAATTGTAGCACCTGGACAAAACTGTTGAATTCTTTCTCGCCATTGATCTGCTAAGAACTGTTTATGTACGACAATCATGGTCCTGTAACCCAACTTACATGCTATGGCCAAGGATACCGTCGTTTTACCATACCCGCATGGTAAAGAAAGGACACCATGCCCTGCTTTAATTGCTGCTCTAAGTGCGTCGTTTTGGTGAGTGGAATCCCTAAGCTGTCCGACAAATTTGGTATTGATCCGGGTAGGTTCCGGTCTCTTATCCTCTTTGGGTTCTCCAAGTTTAGAAGTTCCGTAGAATCTTGGAACACAGACTCCATTCTTAGCTGGTCTGAAAACTTTGAAAGGCGGTGGAGGGAATCCGTAATCCCCATTGACTAC